GCAGACGCAGTTGCTGAAGCATTTGCTTCACAGGCTGGCGGAACTCCAACTAATCGTCAGGCATACCTTGACGGTGGAGCACAGACATTCGGTGGAGCACGTACAACACGTGTTCTCGGAATTGACGTACAAGAAGTTCCATACTACCCTGCAGGATATGTCGACTTGACATTCCCACAGAACCGTGTATGGGGATTCCAGCGTGACATCACTGTAAACCGTGAATACAAGCCAAAGAAGGACACTGTAGAATATACAGTCTTCGTTCGCTTCGGTATTCAGTGGGAAGAGCAGGATGCAATCGCATTCGCTGACGCTGCATCAGATGCATAATCTGTAAACAGTACATTTTAGGGGGAGTAGGAGTTAGTTCTCCTGCTCCCCTTATTACTTATAATGATATAATACTAACAAGGAGGAATTATGGAAAACATTAATGAAAATCCAATTGTAGAAGAAACAACATACGAGTCACCAGTTTTTGAAGCACCAGTTTTTGAAACACCAGTTGTAGAAGAACCTGTTGTAGAAGCCCCAGTGGTAGAGCATGTAGAAGAAACTCCAGTTGTAGAAGAAGTTCAAGAAGTAGTTGAGGCACCTGCATACCAAGCACCTGAAGAAGTTCAGGCACTTGGATCAGTAGCGGAAGGAGTCATTGGAGCAACAACAGCACCAAAGGCAACTGAAAGAAAGAAGAGTGCAAAGGTTGAAAAGCCTAAAGAGACAGTTGCTCTTTACTCAACAAAGAATGTAACATGGTCAGAGGTAGGCAAGGTTTACCGTGGCTATAATATTGTTAGCAAGGATGCTGCTGAAAAGTGGCTTACCCGCTCACACATCCGCACAGCGACCCCAGAAGAAGTTGCCAAGGAATTCGGTAAGTAATTCATGGAGATATTGAGAGTTCCGCCATATGACAATATTGTTGTAGAACACTATAAGGTTCCAGATAGCATTAATCCTGGAGCAACTTTTCGTGTAAAAATAACAGATATGGCGGACCTTTCAATATACGACATCGTAAGAGTATACGAAGACCCAGCCCCAGGAACACAACTATTCTCAGTACTTCCTGGAAAATATGACAATAATTATAGATTAGAAGTTTTTATGAATGACAGTGAAGACCCATCCAACTTGGTATATGAAGAGTACTACGAGATAGTAAGACCATATGTAGATCCAAACATATTAGGAACAACTGCATCAGAGATTGCAGAATATAAAATTTTAGAGTTAGTTGCAAGATCAATGATAGACACATTTGTGCCAGAAGGATTTTATAACAAAAAGATGACAATAGTTGGAACTGGAAATGGTTCAGACTACTTCTCTTTATGGGAAAAAGTTTATAGAGTATTTAAGGTTTATGAGAATAATGTTCTAGTATATGACAGGTCAAATCCAGACTTAGGTGACTACCAGTATGCAATAACACCAGATAAGACTGCAATACAAAGAGTCCGTGCAGATGTCCTTGAGTTAAATAGATATGAGTCAACAGCACAAAAATTACCAGTAGCAAGTGGAGATCTTGGTTACTATGGATATGAAGGAATATCTTTTCCATCAGGATATGACTACACATTTGTTGTAGATCATGGATATTTAAATGTTCCTGAAGATGTAGAGTATGCAGCCAAGTTGCTTATAGAAGATCTTAAGTGTGGAAAGTTAGATTACTACAAGAGATATGTTACAGCATACAACACTGATCAATTTAGAATTCAGTTTGACAAAGCGATGCTTGGGGGAACTGGAAACTTCTTAGTAGATAAGATACTTGACAAGTATGTTAAAACTATAGTCAAGCCAGGTATAATTTAATGATATGCGAAGAGCCAGATTTTATTTTTCCTTTGCAAGTAGACATTTATTATCCAGTTGTTGAGCAAGGAACTTATGGTAATGTTAAGAAAACATGGATTTTGGATAAAACAATCGCAGCAAATTTTAATGCAGTTGGGTCTGCAGGTAATGAAGAGGTAAGACCAAATGTAAATATTACTCAGAAGTCCAGCCTTATTGGTAGAGCAAAGACAGACATTAGAATCTCAAGTTTAGATGCCCCACACTCAATAACTAATATTATACTAACTAATATTCGTGACAAGAACTGTAATTATATATACACAGAAACATCTGGTCCAAGATCTGGCAAATCTACTATATTTGAAGTTGCAACACAAGAACCTTATCTTGGTCCATTTGGTAGTGTTGAGTACTACAACTTAGTTATTCGTAGGTCTGAAAATCAGGCGGTAGATGTATAATGCTTAGTTTAGTTATAGATAGCAGACAGTTTGAAAAAGAAATAAACAACATTATGAAATACTCTACTGGGTTTATTGAGGGAGTACATAAAGGCAAATCCACTCTATACATATCACTAGCACCAAAAGTAGCAGAGATGGCATCACAGTTTATAGATGTTAACGCAAGAATGTCTCCAGAACTGCTTCACCATGTTTATGAGTGGCAAAAAGTTGGAAGCCCTGAAGCAAGACTATTTGATATTGATTATAAGATTACTGGAATAGGAATAACATTTACATCATCTTTGAAACAGTCTCAATCAATTAAAAATGGATCTAATGTTCCATTTTATGATAAGGCTAGAATTATGGAAGAGGGCGTTGCAGTCACTATCAGACCAAAGAAAGCAAATGCTTTGAGGTTTGAGGTTGATGGGCAAGAAGTCTATACCTCAAGACAGGTCACAGTAGACAATCCTGGAGGACAGACAAAGGGACAGTTTGAGAATGTTCTTAATAACTTTTTTGGTGTATACTTCAGACAATCATTTTTAAACTCAAGCGGATTACTTCAGTACTTCAAGTCTCCACAAGTTTACAGCAAAAACCTTGGCTCAGCCAAACGAGGCGGTAGATCTTTAGGACTAAAGACTGGATACCAATGGGTCGCTAATGCAGGGAGGATAGGATAATGGCAGATGTGTCAAATTCAACATTTAATACACCAACCTTATGGATAAATGAATATCTAAAAGAACAAATTGGTTTAGATACTGGGATTGGTGTTCCGTTTTTCCCAACTCGCCCAGCATCCATAGATGAGTTAACTGAGAGTTGGATCACAATATATCCAGAAAATACAACTGAGCCACAAAGATTAGCATATGCTGGAGTAATGGCCACCTGGGACAGGCTTGTTCGCATGCGTAGATCGCCATTCCCACATATAAAGCAGGAACAATTGCTTTATTATTTCTATGCCACAGAAAACAATGTTATTGAAAATATGGTTCAGGTTCAAGAAAAGGTGCTACGCCTAATGGACCGTGAAGATGAAACTGCAGAAGAAATTAATTCTTGGGCAAAGGGAAAAGTTTTTCCAGGACAGTTAGCAGGAGATACTGTATCAAACAGGTTTTATTTCCACAAGTTCCGTGTATACCAACTTGAAGAAGTTAGAGACATTATTGACTTCGGTACAGCCCGTACCTATGGCGGTAACAAGATAATAATAGACTTTGAATATCATCAAGATACCTCAATTTCATCATCTTAAAAAGGTGCTATAATTAATCTTGAGGAAACAAGCCCTTTTAATCCATAAGAAAAAAAGAGGTGAAATATATGGCATATACACGTGGTAGCAGCAACAATATTATTGTTGGAGCAGCAGCCCTCTTCACACATGAAGCAGGCGTACTCACAGACGCAGCCCTTCCAGCATACGTAGCAGGAACATCATTCAAGGATACCCTTGAATCAAGTGAACTATTCCGTAACGTTGGATACACAATGAATGGTTTGGAAATTCAATTCCAGCCTGACTTTGGTGAGGTTGCAGTAGATCAGGTTCTTGACGTTGCTAAGTTGTTCAAGCAAGGCATGCAGGTAAACCTAAATACTACATTCGCAGAATCAACACTAGAGAATCTTCTATTTGCATTAGCAGGTAAGGATGACGACCTAGAAGCAGTTGGCGGAAACCCAACACTTAACCTTTCAGCAGGAGACATCGGCGAATGCCCAGTCGAACGTGGTTTGGTTGCGGTTGGTCCAGGAACAGGCGAATGTGCAGCATCAGATGAACTTGAAAGAGTTTATGTAGCATACCGTGCACTTTCAATCGAAAGCGTAACAGTATCTGCAAAGAGAGACGAAGCGACAATGTTCGAAGTATCATTCCGTCTTCTTCCAAACGATAATGCATCATACGGTAAGATCGTAGATCGCACTATCCCAGCATAATACAACTTAATATATGAGAGGCTCAATCCTTCGGGGTTGGGCCTTTCTGTTTGGTATACTTATATAATGCCTACAGAAATATACAAAACCTCAATCATTGAACTCTTTGATGGAACAGAGTTGTATATTACTCCATTAAAGATAAAATACTTAAAGTTATTTTTACAGGAATTTGAAAATGTAAAACAATCAAAAAATGATATTGAAGCAATAAACTATTTATGTAAGTGTGCAACGATCACAATGAGGCAGTATTATCCAAGCATAAAAACCCAGGCACAACTTGAAGATAACATAGACATGCCAACAATCTACAAACTATTAGACTATTCAGCAGGAATAAAGATAAACGAAAAATCAGAAGAACCAGTAAAAGAACAAGCAACCGAAAGCGGTTCTTCTTGGGATGAACTTGATTTGGCAGAATTGGAGTCTGAAGTATTTTTGCTGGGGATTTGGAAAGACTATGACGAGTTAGAGTCATCAATGTCAATGCCAGAGATAATGGCAACCTTAAAGATTAAAAGAGATCTTGATTATTCACAAAAGAAGTTTCTCGCTGCTATGCAAGGAGTTGACCTAGATGAGGCCAGTGGAAAGCAAAATGCTTGGGAAGAAATGAAGGCCAGGGTATTTAGTGGAGGACAAGCATCAAACTCTAAAGACATTGTTGCACTTCAAGGATATAATGCACAAAAGGCTGGTTTTGGAATTGGCATGGGATTAACTTACGAAAAATTAGACGAAACTGTGCCCTCCAGCGTGGTATAATTAATTGTTAACCTACAAGGAGGAAACTATGGCTGACAAGCCTTTAAATAGCAAGACTATAACACTAGTTGACGGTACAGAAATTTTAGCACGACCACTTAAGTTGTCATTGCTTAGACCATTCATGGCTAAGTTTGCTCTATTAGCAGAAGCATCAGATGATAACGACAAGTCAATGGACATCCTTATTGACTGTGCACAAATCGCACTAAAGCAATTCAAGCCAGACTTGGCAGAAAACAGGGAAGC